CCCGCGCGATCACCAGCGTATCTATAGATAGCGGGAGCCTCCTAGGTTAATGATACAGGTCGTTACACCGCATCTGATACACCTAATATTAGGTAGTGCTATACGCTGTGTCATACGTTATCGCTTAGTGTTTTTATGTTGCTTAGTTACTGTCGTATGTTTTTCCACTGTGGATTTCTTTGGCAGATCAATAGGCTTAACACCTATCTCATCAAGCTTGCGTTGCACTGCTATTTCTTCACCGCGCCTTAGTATGTCAGTAACCCTGCCAATCCCAACACACAACAGCTTGCCGATCTCACGGTAAGTCATGCCCTTCTGTCTTAGGTTGTACGCCTTCTCGCAGTCGTACTTCTTAAGCCACTCGGTAAGGTCTTGCTCTTCAGGATCAACGTATGCGTTAGCAGGATACGAGATCTAGCCAGCTTTGATCGCATTGGTTACAATAAATGGAGCTAGATTGAGAAGAGTGATGCGAGCTTGTATGTCTAACGTGTCCTACTTCTTGATACCACCAACATCCATCTTCTTATGCAGATAACGCTTGTGATGCATATTACTCTAGAGTCAAACGCTCTAGCTCTTCCTCTAGATCATAGATGCGTCGTCGTTGTTCGTTAAGCTCACGCTCTAAGCGTCGAGCGAATGACATTGCGAGTGTTGTTAGATGAGGCGGGAACTGTCTTTCAATACGCTTCTGCTCTAAGTCACAACGTGGAGTGTCTGTATCTGGATCTTCCCAGAAGCTTTCTGTGTTAGTCATTGGTGTTAATGGTATTAAAAGGGAATGTCATCTTCAGGTCCAAGCGGATCGTTAGCGGTTACCTTCTTAACTGGAGCAGCCTCACGCTTATCTAAGTCAACATAGTTACCCAAGATCGGACCCTTCTTACCTTCTTGTCGTGCGGCTTTGCTAATAGACTGCACAATCATTCCATCGTTACCGTATTGGTCTCGGCCAGACTTGTTGGGGATAAGTGCGATATCCAAATACGTTCCAGCTTTGCCTTTGAATAGGAATGCTTTGTCGATCTTTGTAACGTCAATCTTACCGGTTTGCATGGTGTTTGTGGGTGTTTCTTGCTTTCGTTGGTCAGTTTACAGGAATAGTTTATGGCAGTCAACCCATCGTTGGGATTAAGTATCGGGGGCAATCTCGCCAAAGCGGCAATACTGTCCGTCGTACCATAGCTTCACGGCTCCACATTCACCGTCACGCTGCTTGGCGATGGCAATGATTGCTTCACCGCACTTCTGGGAGCGGTCGCGGTTAAGGAGCATTACTAAGTCAGCGTCACGCTCTATCTGACCCGAATCAGCGAGATCTGTAAGCTTAGGTGACCGCCCCTTCTCCTTCTCATTCTCTCTGTTGAGTTGCGCTAGTGAGACCACAGCAATCTTACACTCGGTTGCAATGCTCTTAAGTCGTCCACTGACCTCCGCGATCTCGTATGTACGTTTCTCGGCAGACTTGGAACCGTGGATCTTTTGCAGGTAATCGATGATTACCAGTTTCACTCCCCACTTGCGAACCGCTCGACGGATGGTTGCAGTGATTGCTGCGATGTTGCTTACAGATGAACCAGACACAAAATGGAGCGGACTGGATGCGATCCTAGAGCAAGCGTGACTCATGGACTTCATACCGCCTTCGGTCATGTTGCCGGTACGGATATCCCCCATCGGGACTGACCCGATAGTTGAGACCATACGACGAACGATTGATTCGTCAGACATCTCAAGCGAGACGAACAGCGTGGGAACCTTACCAATGACGGAAGCCGCTTGAGCAAAGGCAATCGCCATTGCGGTCTTACCGATGGATGGACGAGCGGCCAAGATCGCCAATTCTCCAAGCTGGAACCCGTCAGTCATTTCATCCAGCCGATAGAACCCAGAAGTGATGCCAGAGAGTTGACCCTTTCGTTCAAATCTCTCTTGGGTTGCGTCTATGAATCTCCCAACAACTGACTTTGCGGGTTGAAGCGTCTCCTTAGAGGCATCAATGGCAAGCCCCTGTTCGGCATTAGAGACGATTTGATCAACTGCGAGGGTGGAGACAGCGGACTCCCTCAATAGACGGTCTCCAGCGATCCGTAGCTGGCGACGGTGAGCGGCTTCAAGAACACCTTTGGCAAACATCGGATAGCTTGCCGGTGATGGGGAGGCTTCCATCGCTTTGTTCCAGTCTTCAAACGGGACTGGATTTGAAGCGAACGCCTTCTTCCATTCCCGCATGACTTCGGGAAGCGCAATCGGCTTGGACTCAGCGACCAACGACTTCAACACGTCGAAGGTCATCGCCAGAGTCTCGGTCTGAAACGCTGAAGTCTGGATCTCAGCGAAAGCATCCGAGCAGGTATCAACCCCACCGTTGAGGCAACAACCAATGACGGCAAATTCGTCGTCTACAGCATAAAACGGATCGTTCATTGGTAGTCCGCAATGTTGAGGCTAAGGTTGACGGATTTGGCTTGAGGTTGTTGTTGCTGCTTACCGGTTGGGAATATCCCTTTCCAACCGGAAGCGATTGAGTTCTCAACAGCAGATGGGAACTCAGCAGGGGAAAACTCGTTGGACCACTTAGTGAGTGATGCTGTGAGTCCGGTCTTCTTGTATCCCTCTTTGCGCTCCGATTTGTACTGAAGCCAGAGTTTGACGGCTTGAAGACAGTTTTCTGTCTGAAAGCTGTTTGGTAACTCAACCCCGAAGCCAACATCCCACGGCGACTTCGGAGACGTTGTATCTTTCTTATTAGGAGTAGGAGAAGGAGACGGAGAGCATACGTTTGGCATATCCACTGGCAATGCGGTGGGATATGCGGTGGCATTGCCAAGCCATCGCTTATTGGCGTTATCTGTCTGCTTTTTGCGGTATTGAACCTGTTTTTCCCTTTCGGTCTCCAATCTTTGATTTTTGTAGTTACCATCCGCATCAATCTGGAACTTGCTTTGGCATATGCGTTGGGAATGCGGTGGCATACCTGCGCAGACTCTTTGAAAGTCATTTTCGGTTAGTGCCTCTTTAGACCATTGGATGCAGAGAAGAGCGATATAAGCCCCTCTTTCCTCATTGGTCATTGTGATTGTTCCAGCCAAGAAATCATCGGCATAGAACTGAAAGGCTGGAGCCTTACGGGTCTTCTTGTCTTCGTTCATAGGTCTTGGGTTAGGGTTTTCCAAGCGATCATCATTGCGGCAGGGACTTGTCCGTTTCCGATTGCTCGCAGCCTTTTTGGTCTGTCTGGAATGCAATTTTCCAACGGAGCAGTTCTTCCATCTTGATTGGATTGATATCTGTCCATCCTAACGGCCAACCCATTAACCACTCGACCCACGTTGGGTTCAGCTTTCCACCAACCAGAGAAGCAAGTGTTGGAGTCTTTCGCGTTCTCTCCGCAGGATAGTTTCCCTCCTTTGCGTTGTGCGCTGTTGGAGTCGGCCAATATCCAGATCCGGTCTCTGAAGTGATTGGCTCCTGCGTGACGCGCTCCCACAATACCCCACCGAGAATCATACCCCATCGAGGAAAGGTCACCGATAACGGTTCCAAGACCTCTGACCACAAGCAGCGGTGAGTTTTCCACAAAGACGAACCGAGGTCGTACCTCACCGACAATTCGCGCCATTTGCTTCCATAATCCGCTTTTCTCACCGGAAATCCCCCCCCCCCGTCCAGCGGAGGATATATCTTGGCAGGGAAATCCTCCTGTGATGATGTCAATGGAGCCTCTCCACTGGTAACCGCTGAAGGTCTTGATGTCGTCCCAGATGGGAAACGGCTCCAGTACTCCGTCTCGTTGTCGAGACAAGAGGCATTTTCTTGCGTAGGGATCAATCTCAACAGCGCATCTGGTGCGCCATCCAAGTTGCAATCCGCCCAAAATCCCTCCTCCCGCTCCTGCAAAAAGTGCCAACTCATTCATGTATTCTCCAAAGAAAACCCCGTCACGCATCGTGCTAGGAACTCGCGGAGAAACAACGCGACGTTACACGATACGGACGGGGGAAATTGGTTGAACATGGTTTCTCTTTTGGATGTCATCGCTCGCTTCCTAGGGCTTGCGCTGACTCCTTACTCCTAACTCGGCTTTGGACCTTCGTCCAGAGAAAACTTGTCGTAAAACTCGGCTTTCGGTCGAACGTAGAAGTAACCCTCACGCTCGTAGACGACGCAAAGCCGCTTGGTCTCACCGATGCGAAGTTGAGCTTCGGAGATGTACTCCACGGTCAGATTCTGATTGGTCTTGGATCTGTATTTCATTGTTTCAGACGGTAATGCACGACGGGATAAACACCGCGAGATCCAGACATTACGCGAAACTTTTTGGACTCTATCAATCCGTTTTTGACTGATTTACAGAGTACAATTCCCGCAGCGTTATTGGTAATCTTCCACTCATCAGCCCACTGTGCGGAGGTCTTAAACCCTTCTGGGACTGGTTCGGGTTGATTGGCTATGGCAAGCCGAAGCTGTCTTAAAAGCTCGGCAGAGTCCATTTCTGTTCGTTTTGCGGCCATTGGTGAAGGTAGAGTTGCGCTGAGTTATCTGTGAATTCCCCAAAAACAATCCCGTGGGACCAAGCTAGGGTTGATCGTCGTTTGCTCGCGTAATCCATCGCTGGAATGTCTGCCAAAGTACCGACGCAAAAGCCAATCGGATTTGATTGAGTGCGACCAGTCGCTTGACCCGCTCTGTGAGCATGAGCAACAACGCAGTTACCAAATGTTTCAGCGGAGTCACGCAAGAAGTTCTCACCGAATAGGACTCCATGTCCCCACCGAAATCCGCCCAACTTGTAAAAGGATCTGTCGTGACAATCATTGTATTTGATAAAAGTATGACAGTGTTTCTCAATTGGTTTTAGCATTCGTTCCCATACAGCTTCAGCAAAACCTCTTACAACAGCGTTATGATGATTGAGATACTTCTTAGCTCGTTCGTCATGGTTGCCCATTGTGAATACTGTTGGTCTTAGCTCATTAAGGAACTTTGCCCCCTCTTGAATGTCGTCCAAATAGTCATCGGCTTGGTCCGAGTCTTGAGGGTCTCGGAGTGAACCAGACCGCAATGATGCAAGATCGTACGCGTCTCCGAGATGAATCACTTCGTCTGGCTTGAATCTCTCGCGAAACAAAAGCACCGCAGCAAGTGCATCTTGATTGGCTCGGTTCCCATGACTGCAACCAACCGCCATGATTCGGCGTTGGTGCTGTGTAATGTTCACAATGTTGAAGAATCATGGAATTAGAACTTAATCAAGACACACTCGCGTTGATTATCGTTGTATTTGGTTACTTTCTGAACTTGTTGTTGCGGATAGCCCAGACCCAATAGTCAGAGACTCCATACTTTGTGGAGAGTTCCTTAGCGGTGAAGCTCTTGTGAGAGTTCCTTACCGCATCAACGACCCATTGCGGTATCTTCTGACCTTTGGGTCGCCCACGACCGCGCTTGGTCTTCTTGCTGAGTGGCTCCCATTGCGGTTCCTCAACTGTAACCGTCTTGTGGACTCCTAACAGTCTTGCGATTGCTTCTTTAGTGATTTCGATTTTGGTTAGTATGCTCATTTTCTAATCTTGTTATGTCTGACTTTGTGTATCCAACCTAAGCTGACCGAGTAATCTTCTTTGATCTGTCTGTATGTTTTGTTTTTGCTAATGTCTTCTAGTACTTCCAATACAACTGCTTGTGGTATGTGTCCTCTGAGTGGTATGTATGTTGATTGTCTCATTTTGTTGCTTTGCCTCTCTTTCGAGTCCAGAAGCTAGTAAACTCTGTTTTTTTGGCTTTGGCTGCTCTGACTGCTTCTCCAACGTCTTTTCGGCTTAGGACTTTGATTCCAGAGCCTTCTCGCATGATTTCTTGAACCGATCTCATGGTTTCTCCGTAAGTGACTTGATGTATCGCTTTCTATCAGCCGGTTTGGCGTCGATGATGTACTGAAGTGCGCCACAAGCGTTGAGTGAGGCAGTGTGTTCCCAGTCGTCCTTTTTGTCGTACAACTCATGCCATCGTTCATTCGAAACAACGACGACTTGGCCGGTTCGCTTGTGACAGAACACGAATGCGGCTGGTCCGATTGGTACGTTCATCTTCCCTCCAACCATTTTTCGAGGTCGTTCAGTTCATCCACTTTGGCTTCCAGTTGTTTCACCCGATCCTCCAGCTTTCGCACTTCAAGAGCGATTGCGCGGAGTTCTTGTCCACCAAACCAGCCAACCTGACTAGCTACAACATCTAGGATTCGCTCTTCAATGCTCACGGCTTTGCCTCCTTTAGCTTTCCGTTTGATTTATCAACAACACCTATAGCGATTGCGTTGAAGAGGTGGACGAATCCGCATTGAGCGCAGATAACTTGAACAAACGGAATGTGTCCTGCGCCCTGAATCAGTGCTGCCGGTATTCCATCGTTGTATTCTGTTGTGTCGATTACAGTGTCGATATTTAGCTGCTTGTGTCCGCAGAATAAGCAGCATCGTTTTACCGGCAAACCGTTGATTGCATTAAGAAGCACTCTCTTATGTCCTTGGGTTAGATTCACGGCTTGGCCTCCTTGGCTTTGCGCCAGTTTACGGTTTCCAAAAGGTCGTAGGTCTGGGTATTGGCTAGCGCATCCCCCGCCTCCTCCAATCGCTTGATGCGCTCATTGGCCGCTGTGAGTTCGCGTTCCAACTTCCTGCACAGCATACCCAGATCGGCTACGTTGTGAGCGGTTGAGTCGGAGATAGGGGTGTCGCTCATTTCGCCTCCCTCTTCTTCTCCAACCACTCGCGGATAATTCGATCCGCTAGATGTTGGGTTTTGATTCCTTCGCTTTGGCAATATTCTTTGAGCAGTTTGTGAGTGTCATCTGACACAATTACTGATTTTGCTGTTGGTCGTTTTGTTGGTGTTTTCATACATTAGTTGGTGTATTGTATTTCCGCTCTGTTCCGACACAAGTAATGATATTGTATATTGAATGTGTGGCTTTAGCTAAATTATTCATTGAATTTTCAATATGCCTTATTTGAAGACTAAGCTCTCTTATTTCGTTGGCTAGTTTTACTGTCGTTCTACGGTTTTTTTCTTCAATTGATAGTGGCTTGATTGGTTTTGGATCTTTCAATCTTAAAGGTTTCACGTTTGATTGAATCTCTTTATCAAGCCAATCAAATATCTCGTTATAACTTACAGATCCAAAGTTCCTAATCTTGAATAAGCTGCCTTCAATATAAGATTTTAAGAGTTGATCTTTGGTCGTTATGTTTCCGTAATTTACAAGAGCGTTAAACGTTCTTACCGACAATTTGTGACCAAATATCACTTCCGATTGTGGGTGGAATTGTATTCTATATTTCACAAGTGCTTTTTGACTTTGTTCCAGTAGGGAATTGTTGCTGTTTTCTTATCACCAGAGGGACCTCCTCCATTCCATTTGCGAGCCAATTGCTCGGTTGTACATCCTTTTCCGTAGTGCGTCAGATAGATCTCGCAGACCTTACGAGCCGCAATCCGGTTGGTCATCTGCTGGTGAGTGTAGCTGGTTCCAGCGATCCGGTTAACGTCCACCACAACCGCTTTGTGGATCTGGAGCGCACCGATAGCCAGACCACCGTCGCCAACCGCATTGTCGCGTCCGTTGGACTCCACAGTGATTAGAGCCGCAATGAGTGGTCCAAGATTCATCGGAGACCTTTCATCCAAGTGGCGGCTTTGTGTTGAATGATCTCTTGAGCTTCCAGCAACCGTCCGGTCTCATCGGTGATTCCGATTAGCTCAATGGTATGGTTCCAAACGTCTCTAGCGCGGAGAGCCTCCTCAATGCTGCGGTGTATGCTGAGGACTTTGTTATCTTTGTTTCTGCAATGGTACTTCATTGTATTTGATGGGTGTTGATGGTTCTGAGCGTTTAACGTATGCGCTCCCCACGTTGGTAATTCAGTTGGCTAGAAGCTCGCGGTCTTCTTCGCGAAGTTCGCGTTGCCTAACTTTGTGAAGTTGTCCCGAGTTCAAGTGCAAAAACTCGACAGCAACGATGCGGTCTCCAACGTCAATAAATTGGGTCTTGTAGATTCGCAATCCAGACAAGAATCGTGCTGGATGCGCGGTCTCAACGGTCTTGATGAGCTTTGGAAAAGTCATGGTATTTGATGGTATGAGTTATGGTTTGTTGCGCGTTGGAGAGTCGCGCCCCTCTTTTATTGGTCAGTTAAACTTCAGGTTGGAGTTCTTAATCTTCCATTGATTTCCACCGATCATAACAACCGAAAACTTGATTCCCTTTGAGATCACCAACCCGACGCTTCCGATTCCGAAGTTAGGGTTGAGGCTGCTCTTGATGACTTTGGCGGTGTTGTTCATTTTATTCGTTCAGTTTCTCGCGGCTTGATTGCCTTCGATGTGATGAGTAAAACCCATCGTTGGGTTATCTGCAACATTTTTCTTCAACTTTTTTCAGGAGTTTGAAAAACCAGCGAAAACCTTAGGAAAATGCGGTGTTTCTATGGGGTGAAACCTAACCCGTCGTAGGATCTCCCTACGCACCATGCCGCATTTTCTGAAGCTTACTCAGCGTTGATCCTCACGCTGCATCCCGAAGCATACAGAGCGTAGGTTTTCACCGCTGTTATCTGGTAAATCTGACTGTCATCGAGCCAGACTCGCTGAGTGTCGGTTATCGCATCGGTCACCGCTTTGATGAGGTTGTCCAAATCTGGCTTTTTGCAATGCCAGACTGGTGATTTTGCTTTCGGGACTCCGTGCTTGTCCAGATGCGCTTTGGGTCTCGGAAGGAAGAAGTCTAGCTGCAACCTAATCGGACCCGTCATAAGCGATTCTGGAGCGTTTGCGACGGCTTCCTGACGCACCGCTTGCTTCCAAGACTCGGCTGAGTCTGGAGTGTAGACCCCCGCATGACCCCCGCGCACAAACGCTTTGACTCGCGGTTGAGCTTTCGGGATTCCGCTGACATGGAAATCAAGATGCATCGTGCGGCGGGATGATCTCATGGATTCGTCCGGTGATGCGCGGATTCGCGTACCACCAGCCCGATGACGACTTTTCAGCGAGCGCATCGCAATCACCGTCAAACATGATATGCGTCCCCTCAGTGAGCATCCTTACGCAATCCATGTCCTCTGGGTCAAAAGACCGGAACGTGACCCGCTGTGCGTACGGTTTTCCGTTCGCAAGAGTGCGCTTCTCAAACTCAACGACAGCGAGCAGGAACCGCTTACCATCGTCGGTCGTAATGACCTCAGCGTCTGAGTGGAGTCGTCCGAATCCTCGGGACCATAGATGCCTCATCGGGTATAGCCCTCCAGTCGAGCCGGTGAATAACTCGGTGACTTCACGATCTTACCGTCCGTTCGCCTTACAATGTGGCGGTTGTCCCCAACTCGGTGAGACCGGCAGTCAGCGGGGATGGAATGAATCTCATCGTCAGTCCAGACTTTCGACATATTGGAGCGGTGAATCTCGGTAAAAGCAGCGTCCACTTGATGCGGACTGAATCCAGCAGCCAGCGCGGCTCCGTAGACGACATACAAGAGATCTCCGATTGCGTCGAGATACTCGACAGCGGAAGTTGATTCGGAAAGCTCCTGAGCCTCCTCGTCAATCAGTCGATACCGAAGGTTGATCGTGATAGGATCTGGCAGTGCGGGACGCTCTGGGATGCATTGTTGATATGTCCGCATGAACTCGCGGACCAATTCCATTGGGTGGGTTTGATTCATTTGATCTTCGTAAGTGTGGGTTGTCCGGTCTTGCTTTCAGTGCAGCCAGCCAGCAGTTGATCCAGCTTTGATTCCAAGTCGCGACCTTTGGTTCCAGTCGCAACCTTCAGAGCATCTTTGAGCTTCGTTTTGTTCAGCGTGATTGCGGAACTTAGCTGCTCATAAGTTCCAAGTTCCAAGAACCGAGACGCAACTATTTCAGAGTTTGAAATAGACTCGCGCACCGATCCTTCTTTGAGCGTCCAACCTTCGATTGCGTCCCCTTCGCTCAATCTCCGTCGAGCTTCCGCACGACAAGCTTCGATGACTGCTTCGGCTTGTGCTGCACGATCTAAGAACGCTCCAAGCGTCTGGTTAGTCAACGTCGCAGCAATAGCGTCTGGCGTTATACCTTCCGGTGCGTTCCTCAACGGAGGAGCAACGGCAAGTTCCCGCGCTTCTTGGCAGTACGGTTTTCCTTTGCAATACTTGCAAGCGGACTCTGACGGAGTGCGGGGATGTCCGATCTTCTGGATCTGCTCCATCAGGTCAGCAGACTCCGCGATTGCATTGCGGATATCCGCTGACTCGTAGACCGCGACACTTGGCAGTCCTGCAAGAGGCTGCACAATTGCCACAGTGATGCGGTCGAATGTGAAACCAAAGTTCTCGTCGAGCAGAGCAACCAAACACCGCAACTGGAGGTTCTCGGCAGCGTCCTCGACTGCACCGCGACCGCTCTTGTAGTCGATAATCAGACCAGCGGAGCCGACAACGTAGATAACGTCTGGCTTACCGCTCCAGAGTTTGACCCCACGGTCATCGATGGACCACAAACGCTTCTCGCGCCACACACTCGGCTCTTCGATGGTTTCTGGAAACGTCGCTTTCACCAATTCCAGTTCCTGCTCTCGGCAGCGATCAATGGTCCACGTCTCGTCTGATGTCAGGTTCTCCACCGGCTCCATTGCAAGAGCCGCATGGATGCGGTTTCCAATGGTCGCGTCGTGCGTGGCAACACCTTCTGCGATTTGCTTTTCAAGCCACCAACTTCCGAGACAAGCAGCGTAGCGGCTCGCTGCGGACGCTGACGGTAATCCACTGCGTTCGTCACTCATTGGATTTCCCTTCGTTAAGAGTTAGCTCGGTGGGTTGAACAACCACTGACGGAGCCGGTTCAGACTCGGGTTCAACCTTCGGCTCCAGCTTGCTGCGGAAGATTGGACGCGAAGGGGTCACGTTGACCGAAGCTTGCGGGATGGCTTCCTCTTCGTCAGTGATTCCAGAGAACCCAAAGGCAACGCGAGCGCATTGGATCAACGCTTTGTGTCGCAGCATTCGACGAGGATTAACCTTCCACGGTTCGGTATTGCGCGAGCATTCCGAGAAATACTCGGTGACCTCAACCGGATGGGTCCGGTCTTTGAGATGAATCGTAGCGGTTACGCTGAACGGCTTTCCGTCTTTGTCTTCGGTCGTGAACTGGATGCCGTCGAAGCTCGCGTGATTGTTCATCATCTTGATCCACCCGTCGACTGAGACCACCGGCTGGATGCCTCCGTTGCGAGCAGGGAAAGCGTAGATCTCTCGCGTGAACGGATTGAGTCCGTACTGGTTAGCGGTGACAACGAAGCTCAGAAGCTCTTCGTTGGTCGCTTTGGGCATTAGTGTTGCCTTCAGCGTCTCCAGCAAACGAGCCGGTTCAACGCTGAATTTGCTCGCCATTATCGCGAGCGCGGACTGTTTCTGACTTGGAATAATCTCTTTGTTCATTGGTCTTCTTTGGCCTACCTCCGCGCTTTCCATTGGTGCGGGAGGCTTCGGCCTTTGCCGACGATTTGGACGCACCCAACTCCTTCGCGATATCGCGGAGACTTGCGGCAAAAATGCAGTTGCAGGACGGACATTTCATCGGCTGAAGAGACCAATAACCCAACGGTGGGTTTGTGTCAAGCGACATCAAGATCAACGTACCGAATGAACCGATAGAATGGGTCTCCGTTAACGTCCTCAAAGTTGGCAGATTGAGTCGTCTCACCGAAGCCATACGACCGCATTGGCTCCCAAGCCGTTGCAGGAGTCAGGGTTCCTCCAGACGCATCAATGACCTGATTTGAGCAATCAAAATTGAAAGAGGTAAATCCCTTTGATCTGCTGTAAGTTGCCAGATCCATTTGCGTAACTATCCAATAGTATTGAGACAAGCTAACGTCATACAGCTCCTTTGCTTGTATTCCATTGGCAATTAAAGAGTTGTATTGGATTTGTGTAATAAAGAAAGACGGTCCCCACATTGTATCCAAGCAAGTGAAAGTTGTATCCTTCGGAATCAAATCTCCAAGCGTATCCGCAACCAACGCACCGCCAGCATCAAAGCTGTAAATTGGACACCAGACTTCACCATGAGCTAACGGGACAGATCGATTCCATCCAGAAACGTGAGCCTCCAACAGATTCCACAGAAACGCTGACTTTGGAATCTTGTGGTAGAACGGCCCAATTCCATCGTAATTCAGAGCGTTTGCAGTGCTGGAATACGGGAGATCAAAATAAGTGGATGAAGTCCATCTGATGTCCGCAATGTAAGCTTGCGGTGCACTAGTCAAATCAATTTGTTTATACCACGGAGCCAAACAAGCCATTGCAGCATTGTTTTGGTCTTTGAATACATCGTCTGCAACACCGTTATCTTGAATCGTTTTGTTGGGTCTTCCCAGAACTCTAACAGACGCATCGACGCCACCTTTGCCGCCCCATTTATTGACCCAGAAATCAGATCCAAAAACGTTGGTTACATTTGGAGTCAGCGGATCGGTTGTGAAAACCCGCTCAAGATTATAGTCGTAAACGCTGCTTGAAAAAGCCCACGGACCACCGGAAGCGATGTAAGCGCAATTGACAGCAGGATTGTAATGTCCCAGACCTATTTCAGTGCTAATCTGGGGAAACACATATCCATACATTCCGCTTTGGTTACTCGGCTGTGCTATAATGTATGTTTTAGTTGCAGATATGTATTTGTTGTTAGAATAACCAATTGCTGGTGAGAATCCCTTTGGTCTTAACTCAGTTCGCAATTCTATTACGTTTGCACTGCGTTCATAGTTAGGAATCTCGCTTAAAGCGTTAGCGTCAAATGCCTCAATGCCAACTGCGGTTGATGCTGTTACTGTTAATCCAATTGAGCTTAATCTGACGATCCCAACTTTCTCCTCAGAGATATCCACTTCATCGTCAAAGCTGTTAAGGAAACCCTCTTCCACAGCAACCCGTCTGCGAAGCGTCCGCATCGTCTCCATCCATGTTGGGACGTTGCCGGATTGCCATTGGGTTGCCGTGTTGGGTGTTGCTACGTTCTGCGTGTAGTAGTAGGACGGATACGCAATTGAAATGTAAGTTGTTGTAGGATTAATCTGCCAGTATGGATCGGCTAAACCAAAGAAGACATTGCAGTCAATTGGATAGATTCTGACAATT